ACACTTACTCATGTCTACTTCCCCATCACATAATCAGAATAGTATTTAGCGTTCCCCTCATCATCCCTCTGGGGTTCGAACTGAAACTCGGTGGCAAGCATGAAAATGATGTTCTCCATGTTATCCAAGTGCCGCATTTCAAGAGTACGGCAATCGTCGGCATATTGAAGCATGTTTCTCAGCTTGTTGTGTGCGTCGAGTAGCTTCTTTCGTTTATCTGCATTGAATATCATCGCTTCGTTCCTTTCGTATCTGGTTGCGATAAGGTTAGTCATACAGGTAATAAAAAAGGGTGTCAACACAAAAAAACAAAGGACGGTAACATTTCTGCTACCGCCCCCTGTCAACGCTACGAAAGGTATCCTTACTTTTTAACCAAACGTCATGAACTAACTTCGTAAGGAATACCCATTCTTATCAGATAATCCCAGTTTTCGTCAACCCACTTTTTGCAATCTTTCTCACTTTTTTTTGTGCAGACTGTTAGCCACCGCATCGAATCGAGTAGGTCTTTTGTCTTGACCTGTTCGCGATTTGTCAAGCCCATGCGAACTGTGGATAGTTTTGCCACCACTTCCCAAGTCCCATCATGTTCGCGGCGAACAATATCATATTCGAACTCACTGCGTGTCATCTTCTTCAATCTCCTCCTCTAAGGCTTCCAAGTAAATATCGATTGCGTTCCGAATCAGGTCAGCAACGGCAACCTGTTCGAAAGCACGTTTGTGTAGGTCGTGTGCTATCTTAGCAAGCTTATCATACTTCTCTGTCTCTATCAGAAGGTTGTATGTTTTAGTTTCAGCTTTTATCTTGTTTGGTCTTGGCACTTTCTATCTCCTTCATAGCTTCTTTACCTAATAAAGATTTTCTTTTATCTTGTATTACTTTTCTTCTATACTTAGAAGTATAAAGGTCTTTAGCTATATGATTTCTTTTATTAGGATGTTTCATAATAGGATACCTAACAGGGGTTATTATATGGGGACTTTGCCATAGCGTTTTTCTTTTGTCAACCCCCTTGACGAACTTTTCTATATCGGTTACGTTCTTTGTCACGAAAGGAACGGCTATGCCAGATTGGATAAAAGACTTTGTCACGGATTTGCAGCTTACCCCCAACGGTAGGTTGCGTATGGATTGCCCAGCTTGCGGTAAATCGAACACGTTCAGTGTCACTGATACTGGGTCTGAGCGTATGTGGTACTGCTTCCATGCAGACTGTCACATACGGGGTCGAACAGGTTTTCGACTACGCAAAGATGTCCCGACACACCCCCTCTTGAAAAAGACACAGACGATATTCACGCCAGAGAAAGAACCGGAGAATCTGTTTACGATTCCTGACACGTTCGTGGCGTTGTCTCGGAGCGAACCTGCTCAGTCTTACGTCAAGAAGGTAGGTGCGTATAAAGCTTACCAAGATGGTCTAGCCGATATTAGGTATGACTTCCGCTTGAACCGTGTCGTCTATCTCATCAAGAAAGATGGTAAGGTGGTCGATGCGGCAGGTAGAAGTTTAGACAGCAACATCAAACCGAAATGGTGGCGTTATGGAAAGTCAGGGTATCCATTTATTTGTGGAAATGAGTGCGTGGGGATTATTCTCGAAGATTGTGCTTCTGCTTGCAGTATTGCACATATTTTTTCAGGAGTAGCCCTGCTCGGAACGAACCTCGTCTCATCGTACTTAGATACGATTCGACAGTTCGAAAAGGTAATCGTCGCTCTTGACAAAGATGCGACAGGTGTGGCATTAGGAATTGTTAAACAATTAAAGCCCCATGTCGATGTGGGGATGGTTCTTTTAGAAAAAGATGTAAAGGATATGACAGAAGATGAACGGAAGCGAACATTCAGCAAGTATATCCCTTGAGCGTCAAGTCTTAGGTTACATGATGAATAGGTCATTCTATGACCGCATCAAGAACATAATGACTCGCGATATGTTCGAGGGAAGGTATGCAACCCTGTTCGATACGATAACGTACGGACACAAAAACTACGAAACGAACCTGACACGCGAACAGTTAACGGCTCTCTTTGTAGACCGTAACCCTGCGATGCCGCAAAGCACACGCTTGGAAGTATTTGATATCGTTAATAATTTGTCACCTTATGTCTCAGATTCTGGTGACCTAGAGTATGACGTCGTCAAAAACTTTTGGGTACGCGACAGGGCTAGGCAGATAGGTGAGAAGGCTATTGCCATTTTCACTGGTGAATCGGAACACTTCGGCGAACTTAAGACCCTTATCGATATGGTCGAGGATGGTCGGATGTCTGACAAGACAACCTACACGGAAACCACAGAAGGATTTCTCGAACTGTTGGAAGAGGAGACGGATGAACCTGACTTCCCTTTCGAATGGGACTTGTTGAACAGCTTTGTCTCTGGCTTAGACCGTGGCAACTTAGGTATCATCTTTGCCCGTCCAGAAGTAGGCAAGACAACCTTCTGTTCGTTTCTTGCCGCGAGTTACATTCGTCAGAAACAGAAGGTCGTGTACTGGGCGAACGAAGAACCGTCCAAGAAAATCAAAATGCGTATCATTCAAGCTTATCACGCCTTGACCAAGCACGAGATGAAGGAACAGGCAGACGCTCTTCATAAAATCTACCTAGAATCTATTGAACCTTACCTCACTGTGATGGACTCGGTAGGTACGTCGATGGACGAACTGAACGACTATGCACAACTAAACGAACCTGATGTGATGTTCTGTGACCAGTTAGATAAGTTTAAAGTTGATGGTAATTTTAATCGCGGTGATGAACGCCTGAAGGAAACTTACGTTCTTGCTAGGGAAATAGCCAAACGAAACAAGCTGTTAGTGTGGGCAGTTAGTCAGGCGAGTAGTGACGCACACGACAGACAGTTCATCGATTACTCTATGATGGATAATTCGCGAACAGGTAAGGCTGGTGAGGCTGACATCATAATCGGCATCGGCAAGACCGGAACATCCGAAGAGGAGAACACGGTTCGCCACATCTGCATCTCAAAAAATAAGTTGAATGGATGGCATGGTATGATAACATCACACATAGATGTTCACAGAGGAGTGTATTACTGATGGCAAGTGAGTGGCAGTATGTTCGCACCAATTCTAAAGGTAAAACTATCTTCAGGAGAGATACGAACGAGGATTTAGATTTCGTCGAGAAATACCTGAGCGAACGAAATATCGACTACGATTTAAGATTAGGGGCAACCTTGATGTATATCTTCAATGAGGAAGGTAAGAGGTACGCCTACTACTGGACGACAGGTAGATGGTCAGCAGAAAATGCAATAACGGATAAGCATTACAACAGCAAGGGCATCGACGACTTTGTGAACAGGTTCTTGAACAGATTTGTGGAGAAAAAGCAATGCACGTCTTGACCTTCGACATTGAAACTACCCATCGTGAGAAAGCGAACGGGGCTACGACACCTCTGCCCTACTTCGGCAACTCTATGGTTGCGAACGGATATAAATGGCTGGGCGAACCCCACGTTCACTATCACTGTTACTACCACAGTGTCAAACAGCCTCACGACTTTGCGTTCGAACTTTTCCAAGATGCTCTCGACAAAGCCGACGTCGTCGTAGGACAGAACATCAAGTTCGACTTGTCGTGGATACGCGAGTGCGGATTTAAGTACGATGGGCATGTCTATGATACGATGGTGGCGGAGTATCTCTTGTCACGTTCGCGGCGTTGGCCTCTCAGTCTCGACGCTCTCGCTGAGAAATACAGTGACGTACCTAAAGAAAAAGACCTTGTCACCCCCTACTTCAAGGAAGGTAAGACCTTCTACGATATCCCTTGGGACATCATCGAAACATATGGAAAGGCGGATGTGCTTGCCACAGAGCAAGTAGCCGTTCGTCAACTCGAAGCCTTCGGCACAACATTTGAGGAACTATTCAATGAACAACAAAGCACTCTTGCCCACCTTGCGTCTGTCGCTTGAGGTGACCAACGTCCTTTCTGAAATAGAAAGAGCCGGAATTAAGATAAACAAACAGACTCTCGATGACATCCGCCGCGAGTATGAGACGGAACTGTTGAGTCTAGAACGTCGACTTGGCGAACTAGCCGCGAACGCGATGGGGGATACCCCTGTCAACCTCGACAGTCCGGATGACCGTTCTAAGCTGTTCTATTCTTGTGAGGTCAAGGACAAGAAGGTTTGGGCGGCTACCTTCAATCTTGGTCACGAGGTTCGCGGTGCGACACGCAAGCCGAAGAAGCGGGTTCGCATGAAGAAGGCAGACTTCAAACGTGCTGTCCTCAACCAAACCAACCTCATCTACAAAACTAGAGGTAGTCAGTGTGAGCCTTGTCGCGGCAAAGGTAGGTATTCCCCATTGAAGAAGGATGGGTCTCTAGGTAAGGCAGTTCGCATCTGCCGTAACTGCGGGGGAACAGGTGTCCATTATGAATCGACGGGGGAGATTGCCGGATTCAAACTCATCCCTCGTGACCCTTACGATGTTGCCGCCGCCGGATTCAAGACCGACAAGGAAACGTTGGAAAGTATGTTCACGTCGCTTCGGGGTGATGCTCGTGAGTTCGCAGAGGCATACATCAGATATAGTGCTGTTCGAACATACTTACGTTCCTTTGTCGAGGGCATGGAAACGAACATGGACGCGAACGGTTTCATCCACACAGAGTATATGCAGTGTGTGACTGCGACAGGACGTTTGTCATCTCGCAACCCGAACTTCCAGAACATGCCACGGGGTTCGACGTTCATCATTCGCAGGGCTGTTGAAAGCAGGTTTGAGGGGGGTTCGATTCTTGAAGGGGACTACTCGCAGTTGGAGTTTAGGGTTGCAGGGTTTCTTGCAGAGGATGAGGGCATCACCTTGGATGTCGAAGCAGGAACGGACGTACACAGCTACACAGCAAGCGTTATAGGCTGTACTAGGCAGGAAGCCAAGGCACATACCTTCAAGCCTCTCTACGGCGGCGTGAGCGGCACTGAAGACCAACAGAGATACTATCGTGCGTTCAAGACTAAGTACAGTGGCGTGACGGAGTGGCACGACAAGCTTCAGAAAGATGCCGTAACCAAAGGATACATCACCTTACCGTCTGGGCGGCAATATGCTTTTCCGGGAACGCGGTGGACTGAGTGGGGTACGGCAACTAATCGAACTGCCATATGCAACTATCCCGTTCAAGGATTTGCCACGGCTGACCTCTTGCCTATCGCTCTTGTCAGCCTCTACAGAAAGGTTCGCGAACTAGGCTTGAAATCTGTCATATGCAACACGGTTCACGATTCTATCGTCATGGATGTTTTTCCGGGCGAAGAACAACAGTGTATTGACGCGATGTCCCTGAGTATGTTATCTATTCCTGAAGAGACAGAAAGTCGATACAATGTACGTTACAACATGCCAGTGGGTATCGAATTAAAAATGGGAAAAAACTGGCTTGACCTCGAAGAGGTTTTGGTTGTATAATACCTTTACCGCAACTACCCAACTATGGAGATTGATATGGGTACAGAACTTGTAAATGTAAATGAAGAACACAATAACATCCTTGCAGCCCTCGAAGGTGATGACCTCGATGCCTTGATGAAGGCTAGTGGTCAGGACGATGGTGCAAGCAGTTCGAACAGTGGAGGTCTTCCACGTTTGACTATCAACTACTCAGAGGAAACCGATGATGGTCTGCCTCTGAAGAAGGGCGTCTGGAAAATCTGGAACGGCTCTGCTGTCATGTATGCAGAGACTGTACAGATTCGTGCCTTGTATCGTACTTTCGAGTGGTCTATCTGGGACCAAGAGACTCAGAAGTTTTCGTGCAGGTCTGTTCAGCGCACGTCTATCTTCGACAAATTTCCTGATACGGAAGGTGGCAACAAGTGCGGTCGCCTGTCCAAAAAGGAAGAAAGCGAACTTGCAGGGGATGACCCTCGTGTTCTCTTGAGTCAGTCAGTGACCTGCAATCAGGTTCTTTACGGTGTCATCACGGCAACGGGAACTCTTGCAGACGGAACAGAAACCTCTGTTACGAACATGCCATTCGTTGGCTACTTTAAGCGTTCGGGTTTCCGCCCTGTCAGTGACTTCATCAAGCAGAAGCTGACGGATAAGAAAATCCTCATGCAGAAGGCAATAATCGAGATGACAACTGAGAAGCACAAGAATGGTGGCGTCATCTTCTGGACACCGAAGCTATCTCTCGTAAAGGAAGTGTCGGTCACACAGGAAGACAAAGACCTCTTGAAGTATTTCTTGGAAATGGTCAACACCTACAATGAAGGGGTGATGGAACAGTACCGCACCTCTGCCAAAATGCTGATGGACGATGAAGATGTAGACCTCGCCGAAAGACTGGCTGGGTAGTCATGCTTCAACTCTTAGAAGTACAAGACTTCTTGCAAAAAGCAGGGCGGGGGGAGCTTGACTCCTCCCGACTCGAACCTCTCATAGAAAAGTTCGGAGAGGATTGCAAGAATGCCTTACGCAAACAACTCAGTCGTCGAGGCGGTTATCGCATTCGTATGTCAGGTCTCGGACGCCCTCTATGCCAACAACAGTTGGAGAAGGCAGGTAACGTCCAAGACGTAGCATATAACGATGTGATGCGTTTCCTTATCGGTGACCTCGTCGAAGCCATCGCTGTCTTCACCCTGAAGGGAGCGGGTGTTCGCGTCGTCAAGGAACAGGAACAGTGTAGCCTCGAACTCGCAGGTGAAACCATCAACGGAACCTTAGACATCGTCCTCGAAGATGAGGAAGGTGAGAAGGTTTGGGATATCAAATCTGCAAGCCCGTGGTCTTATGAGAATAAGTTCTCAGGGCGTGGTGGATACGAAGTCATCAAAGAAGATGATGCGTTCGGATATATCATGCAGGGGTATCTCTATTCTGAGTCGCAGGGCAAGCCCTTCGGCGGATGGATAGCCATCAATAAGTCATCAGGAGAATGGGACTTTGTTCCTGCACCTCGCGAACAAGAAGAGGACAGGAAAGCCTATCTTTCGGATGCAGAGAAGCGAGTTAAGCATCTTATCAACGACGGCAAGTTCAAAGTGCCGTTCGAAGCCGCAGACGAGGCGTACACGGAGAAAGGTGTTCGCATCGAGACAGGGAACAAGCTTATGCCGAAGACCTGTTCATTCTGCTCATTCAAGGAGAAGTGTTGGAAGGGTGCTGTGTTTCATCCGAAGGTAACTTCTCGCGCTAAGTTCAAGCCCTCTACTTGGTACACGAAGCTTGTGAAGACGGAACTGTGATATGCCGCTCATCTACACAACTCGTTACCCTTTAGAACTCATGGACATGAACCCCCATATTAAGTTTGTGTATATGGAGTCACACTTGGGAACAGGTGGTGGCAGGGATACTGTTAAGGTTCGCAACCTAGAAACATCCCTGCCATTGACGCTACGAAACCATTTTGCAGACGACGGGTATCTCACGGCAGACACGGAAGCTAGGGATATCCCTGTTATAGAAAATCAGTTTCAAACCATAACCCACACCTTGAGAATGGGAGATATCATATGCCTACCAACGACAGTTCTATCGAGCGAAATCACGTCACTAGAAAAACGCTCCCCAAAAGTAGGAATGTATCTGTCAAAAAGGCTGGAAAATCTAAAAGAAATGTTTCTTCCGAACGGGTGAATAGAAGCATACGTTTTCGTTCGAAGTTCGAAATCAGTGTTGCCAAGTCTCTGGCAGACCGTGGCATCAAGTTCGAATACGAATCAGAGAAGATTGTGTTCATTCCCAAGCCGCGAACATACACTCCCGACTTCTACCTTCCTCACAAAGACATCTACATAGAAGCCAAGGGACATTTGGATAAAGGTGACCGAGTTAAGATGGTTCTTGTAAAGGAACAGAACCCTCACTTAGATATCCGGTTCGTGTTTCTCAATGCGCGAAATAAGATTTACAAAGGCAGTAAGACAACCTACGGAGACTGGGCTACCCGCCACGGCTTCGAATGGTCAGAGCGAAGCATACCAGAGGAGTGGCTGAAATGAGCGATGAAGATGATTTCCTAACGAAGATGGCAGAGTTGAACAGTATGATGGAACGGAGTTCGCTTCTTCCGGACAGATGCTACTTGATACTGAATGAGATAGATGACGAGAACGTATCGATGTCAATATACGATACGACTGACTTCGACCCCGAATCTAACACCGTGTCGGCTGCACAAGTCATGGCGTACGGCATCCTTGAGATTATGGAGTCTGACCTAGAACAGGTATTGGAAGCGGGGATGGCTCGTATTTCTTCTCTTGACACAGAATCTGAAATGTTTAAGATAGAAGGTTCGAATTTAGGCGATAACATTATTAAAGTTGACTTTGGAAAGAAACACTGATGACTGATTACAGACGTATCATCGAAGAAATCGAACAGCAGAACAAGGAAATCTACGGCAACGTAGACATGGTAAACAAGCCCCCTCACTACAATCAGGCGGGTATTGAATGTCTAGATGCTATCCGTGCCGCAACCAACGAAGGTTACGAGTTTTACCTTCAAGGAAACATCATCAAGTATCTGTGGCGTTACCGCTACAAGAACGGTGTGGAAGACCTAAACAAAGCCAAGTTTTATCTCGAACGACTTATTGAAGAGGTGGAGTGATGAACTGCTGGCATTGTAACACGGAATTAATATGGGGAGGTGACCACGATTTAGAAGATGAAGAATACTATATCATGGTCACAAACCTAAGTTGCCCCACCTGTAATTCAATAGTCGACGTATATTATCCAAAACAAGAAACGGAAGGAAATGAAGATGAGTAATTCACTACCAACCCCCTA